ACTGGATTCACGAAATCAAGCATGACGGCTATCGCCTGATGGCGCGCCGAGACCCGACCGGCATCCGCCTGCTAACCAGGAACGGGCACGATTGGGCAGCGCGCTATCCGCTCATCGTCGCGGCCGTTGAGCGGCTCAAGAGCACAGTGAGAATTGGGGCGATCGCCAGGGTAATTCATACGATTACTCTGAGGAGCAAACCGACAAAGCCCTCATGCTCTCGAAGCGATCCGGCGAATATCTGAGCAAATATGGTATTTGCCAATCGCTGGCGAACGAATAGGTCTTTTTCTGGCGTAAGAGCGGCGCGCGCTAAAAGAGTATTATATGCTGCTGCGGTGCGACCCAAAGGAGAACTTGCAGCAAGACGTAGATGTGGAAGATCACTAACAAGATGGGGCGATGAAGAAAAAGGCCCACATTGGCAAGTCGATATTAAGCACGGGAAGTTTGAGTGGATCAGCAAGCAAAAGTTGACGCTGCGAAACCGTTGTAGAGGCGATGAGTAGATAAAGTGAAAAGATGAGAAAGCTAACCCAGATAGTCGAAACCCGCGTAGCGAAGTCGTTGACCGCACGCTCAAGCGCCTCGACGTCAAAGGGGTCTAACTTGTCCAACACGGCAAGCGCCCGTTACGTTAGGCCGATATTAGAGCTTATTCCCCCTGTCGCGCGACTCGGAGACCGGCAAGCGAGCGCCCTTGAAGGGGCCTGCGGTGATTGTGGCGTCCGTTATGGAAGCAACCTTGTTCTCAAGCTCTTTCCTGATGGAAGCAAGCAGCTCTTTCCTGATGGAAGCAAGCGTGTTCTCAAGCTCTTTCCTGCGACCTCCTTCGCCACGGTAGCGAACAATATCAAGGCCCACCCTGCGGAGAAGCCAGCGAGGTGGCTTTGCCAATCGGCGGAGTGCGTTGCTGAGATTCATTTCAGCCGAGATTTTCCAGATGAATCCAAACCGGCATCAATGTTCGCGTTTTCCCGGCCCTCTTGCAAGGCAGACGCGAGGTGCTGACCGCTACCAGCACCTCGGGTTGGCCGCCTCGCTCGATCCAGAGTAAGATGCTGATCGCTATATCTGAATCGCTATATCTGAATCGCGCAGGCCGCGCCGAAATTCAGCGCGTCATCCGGGGCATGCGGGTTTACGGTAGGCCTCGCCGAAGGGTGGACGGATCGGTCACTGTCTCGCATTTGGCGTTGATCGACTTCCTTCCGCTCTTGGGACCGGGGTTTGACTCAATTCGCATTGGTGCGCTCCGCAGCATGGTTCATTTGCATACGGCAGCTTGGTGCTATCGCGGCTGGACAAATACGGCGATACATCCCTTGTTGTCGTCATAGAATGTGCGATACAGGCCGGGTATTCCAATAACTGCATCGTTTACAAACAGAAAAAGCTCGCCGGAGACGGTCGGAGTGATATTGTCCGAAATGACTGTGATCTCCGGGTTTGGATCGGGGTCGAGAAAGGTCTCCTCTCCGCCTACGCTTCCGTAACGGGCGACAAGCTGAAACCACGGACGATCTAACTCGCGGCGCAGCGGTGTTAGGAGGAAGTGAACTAGTGTTTCCCACCATGAAAGCTGCGCGCCCGCCTTATTGTGGAATGTAGAGTACCCCGCAGGCGTGGTCTTCACTCTGCCATTTTGGAGAGTCGCAGATGAATCAGGCTTGCATACGGTGGGCATGATTTCATAACCCGAGTGCTGCGCCGACAGCTTTGTTGTGTCGGGATTCACCCAAAGAAGGTATTTGTCAGGATTCCTGACGATCAGCTCGGTCGCATGGCACAGTTCTGACGTGGGAAAGTGAATTAGAGCACCTTTTTTCGGCACGTCGCGCGGTCTCTCGCTAGGCGTGCAGGTCAAGCCGGCATCGTCTTGTATGTTAAAAAGCGCGTGGCTGCCGAAGTTGAGGGCAACATACACAATGGCAATGGCGGATAGAAACGGCGCTAAACCGAACTTCCATCCGTCAATGACAGGCCAGAGCCAGCGCTCACGAAACTTATATACCCAATCATTAGGTGCTCCTATGTCGATTAGGGTGTGTTGCAGCGACTGCTTCCACGTTTTGCTCATCCGATTGGCGATGCGGTCTGCTATTCGCGTGCTCAATAGCATGAGCAATAGAAGCGTTGCTGCAAAGAGCAGCAACGTTCGCGGGTTCTGAGCGTACCCATTGATCCATCGTTGTGCAAAGACCGGCAATATCGTCCCGGAGAGCCGGATGACGTCCGACACCCAACGGAGGGGGTTAGACAACTCCGCCATCGGATCGGGCCGACCGGAGATCGGGAAGACAAAAAATGCAACGGATACGAGAACTGTCAGATTATACAAAAGCGCTCGAACTGACACGAGACTCCACAGGACCCTCTCTTGGAAGTTTGAGCGCGCCTTAGCATCTTGCGGAGTTTCGTAGGGATTTTGAGTTGGGGGCAGAATTTCGAACGACACATGATGATCAACGACCACGTTGGTCACTACGTCGTATTCACGAGGAAGACCGAGCGGCGCATAAAGATAGGCATTGTTGTCGATGCGTCTGAGCACCGACTCATGGATCTTGGGACGTGCGATACGGACCTCGTCACCGCGGCTTCTCAAAAATCGCTGATTGCACAACTGGGATAGCTTACGGGGACCGTACCGATAATAACTTGCAAATCCGCCTCTAGAATTATAGAGGCGCCCATCCTTATCCGCGGCTGATTTGGTTTGGGCGATCGCATTGGGATCGGCATCCGGCGGCTGCTTAAAGGTAAGGCCACATGCGCGGGCTTCTTCCATGATCCAGTAGAGTGAGATTTTGGCCAGGGAGTCGTCGGGATAGCCGCCACCCACGTTTGCGTGCATACCCGCAAACCAGACTTGGCTGATGCGCTCGTCCTTGGTGTAGCGCGTATTTGAATGTTGATCGCGCTCGTTCCACAGGACTGGGTGGAACGTCGTGCGCTCGTCATCGAGAGCGAGGGCGTGGCAGGCCCGTTTCACTTCGGGCCGCAACGTATGGCTAGGTATCTCGAGGGGCCAGATCCATTGACTGAAGCCTCTCGTCATTTCATCGACGGGAAGGCCGTAAGCGGCCACGGTGTCCCACAGGCCCAGGAAACGAATGCAGGGAGCTTGTATCGTGCCAATCCTGACATCATCGGTCTGCTTCTGTGTGGACCAGGGGAGATGTCTCTGTATGGCTCGATAGAGTAGACCCCAATTGGTGTGAAAGTGTCTTCCGTGATACGTGCGGTAGGCAAGATCGGCGAGCCTATTCAATTCGCTCTCGTCGATGGGGCCGGCGTCGATCAGCCCTTGATCTAAGATCAGCCCGATGACGACCCGAATCGTGAACGCACCACGGCTGAACCCGAATCCAAAGATTTGGTCAGCCTTGCTTCGGTAATTTCTACAAGCGAACTTGTACAGGTCGACGACGTTTCGCTTTAGGCCAAACCCGAAAGCGCCAGCGATAATGGCCCACGGCTTAAACGAAGAACTCCCGATGCCGTCGTCATAAAAGGCGACCTGTTCCGAACTCGAGAGATCGAGTGCTTCAAACAACCGCCAGACGTTCGTTCGCCAGATTTTGGCAGACGAATTTCCTGTTCCATCTGACAGAAGAATGATTTTGCGAACCACGCCGTCATCCGGGGCCTTTCGAACGAAGGGGCTGAGAACCATGTGGGGACCTCGCGCCGCTAATCTCGAATGCAACGCCTGTCGTGAGGGGTGGCATTCCCGCCGTTATTCAAATACAACTCCAGGTAGAGGTCGAGGAAGCATGGGCCCCCAGCGTCAATGAACGCGGCTTGTATGAAGGACATCAAACTCATCATGTCGCGACCGGTGCCAAACTACGTTGGCAGCTTCGGGAGCGCGGTTGAACGGGTGGTTGGGATCGGTCGTAGTCTTTCTAATCTCCATCTGCCACACAACTGTCACCGAGAGAGCAACCCTGAGGCTGCATCAAACAATCCGACCCTATTTGTGAAGTATCTCACACTCCACCAGGAATCTTTGAAATAGCATCGTCTTCGGCGCACCCGTACCTTGAGGACTATGGTTGAAGGCTGTGAAAATGCGGGCGCACGAGAGGGGCGTAACATGGCGAACAGCGACCTGGTGGAAACGACGGTCGAGGAAACACTCACCTACTTGCGAAAGAATCTGGACACTACCAATGCTGATGGTCCAGAGCTATCCGATCAATCAGACGTAGATCGGCGACTAGCTGTATTAGAAGAGCGGACTAAACCAAAGCCAAAATCGTTTGTTAAAAACATCACTCAGTGGAGCGGTGTAGCCACATTTCTCTTGGCATCGTTATACACGTTTCCCCTTGGCGTCTGGGATAGATTTTTTGTAAGCCAAGAAGAAGAAGTGCGAAGCCTAATTGTTAAGTTAACTGACGCTGACACTGAATTGTTTAAAATTTCTCAAAGTCTGCCGGCTAGCCAAATGTTTAACATTTCAGCATCAGTGCAAGCAAAGAAGACAGCTCTTTTGTTGCCAAAAAACCGCTCATTCTAAAATGGAAAGGAGCACTTTCAGCAGCTGAAGATGAGCTCTTAGCTTATCAGGCCCAATCGATTGGAGATGTGGATTTGGCCAATAAGCTATACAACACGGCGTTGAGCAAAGCGGAGGCTGAAAAGAATCTTGTTATGTTAGCGGATACCTACAGAATGCAAGCGAGCCTTTTCGCTACCCCTGGAACGCCCGAGACGAATCCTAAAAAGGCACGGGATAGTTATACCAACGCTGTGCGCACTTATACTCGTGCTCACTCTAACCCAGGTTGGATCGCGGCGACGGTTTGGTATTGGGCAAATTTTGAAGTAAGTGGAGGGTCGAAGGCATGCGGATATTTTTTGGCGCAATGGTCAATAAGTCTCATGACTCCTGTAAATCCGCAGATGGCGATGGAATGGAAGCAACTCTTTGAGTATCAACAAAATAGCGATTCGGGCACGCATAAGACGCCAACAGGAACGTGCCAATCAAATGAAGTTCCATTCGTTGCTGAAGTTAATTTGAATGTGACACAGCCTACAATGTTTAATCGGACGTTGCCGCAGCAACAAGCCGTGCAGCCTAAGTAAAATTCGATGCTCGTGCGGACGACCTGCCATGGCTGCGGCGCTGCTCGCGCAGCAACGGTTGATAGATCTCGTGGCCGGCCAACGTGAGGCAGTGCAACGCCAAGCGTTCACGCCGCGGCTCAACTTGAGCGCAGGCCCAATACACGGCGCGCCCTCATCGTGCCTGCTTGCGATGGCGGATGTGGCGGAGGCCGCCCAGAGGCGGAGCGGCCTTAAGCTTGCTGGCATGGCCGAGTTCCCACTCAATGTCCCAGCACGCGCGACCATCAGTAGGCGGATCAAAGAAGGCGCGCTGCAACGACGCCACCGCCCGGTAAACGGCACCCTCGCCCCAACACGGGACGTGTGCGAGAGCGTCCTCGGCGGCACGACGAAAGGCGATACGATCAGGCGGGGATAGCGGCCCGGCCAGACGCGAGATCAGCTGTTCACAATCGAGATCATTGTCGATGGACATGACGGCCTCGGATATGGAAAGGTTAAGGCCGTCTTTGGCTCTTCGGCCGCGGTTGCCCGAAAGCGCCGCGGCCGGCTCTTTCTATGCCAATCCCCAATTTCTAAGCAACCGATTGCCGGCTCGTACGGTGTCAACGATTCACCAGATCAGCCCGCGCGGTTGAACAGGTGGTTGGGATCGATCGTGAGTACCCGTCGATACCGAACGCAGGCGAGCCGCACTAGGGCACGCCTCGCCGTCGTTTCGGCCCCCGCTCAGATGCGTACGCGGGATGTTGGCGGTCGAGCGGCCAGCCGTCCAGACCAATATCGGGCGCGTAGCCGTTCAGGTCGACGAAATGCTTACGACTGTCGTGACAGGACTTGCACAGACTCTGCAATTCAGACAAGAAGAACTTGTTGGGATCCCCCTTGTGCGGCTCGATATGGTCGGCGACGGTCGCCGAGACGATCCGACCCTGGCCGAGGCAGAAGGCGCACAAGGGATGCTCGCGCAGTTGGTGTCCGCGCAGACGTTGCCAGCGCGCGGTTTTGTATAGATGGTCCCATTCCGTCGGCATTGTTGCGTCCTCAGCCGATTAGAGCGGCCGGATCGAATACGGGCGTTGCTGTAGGAATTTGAGCGAGCGCCATCAGGAGAGCCACGGTCCCATCTATGCGTGCGGTACTCTTGCGCTTGTCCGGGGCACGATTGCCGGCGCTATCGGTCCTGATCACAGTGTGCGCGATGCACGAAGTCAGAATCGGGTTGTCATGCACAAGTCGTCGATCGAGCAGACACTGCTCAAGGTCGCGCATGGCAGGGCTCATACTTTGCGTTCCCTGGCCGAATTCCTGAAACTTCTCGGCGATCATCTGCTCGGTGAAGCCGGCCTTGATCAGCCAGGGCTTCAGGTGCTTGAAGTTCCAACGATCGAAGGCACAGCGCTGGATGTTGTAGGAGCGGAATAGCTGACGCAACTCGTGCGCCACCCACTCATAGGAGACCGTGCGCCCAGGGCAGACCTGCAAATAGCCTTGCTTGTGCCACTCGTCATAGGGGACGCGATCGCGCTGCGATCGCTCGCGCAAACCATCGGTGGGAAGCCAGAAGCGGCAGTGCGCATGCCAGACGTCGCCCTTACGTCCGATCAGGACGAGGGCAGTTAAATCGTCGACCGCGGACAGATCGAGCCCGCCGAACAGGACCGGCAACTCATTGAGCGGCGTCACCTGACCGCGACAGTCGTTCCAAACGCTGATCGGCACGAACGGCGTGGCGATCTCGGTACGCTGGTTGAGCACGAACCGGCGGTACTCGGCCTCGCGCGCCGGCATGCGCTTGGCCGCGGCGGCCATCGCCAGGATCTCGGTCTTGTTCTGAAAAAAATCGAACGCCGGGTTAGCTGCACGGATGGCATCCTCACCGAAAGGATCGAAATGCTGCGGGGCTGTATAGAGACTGCACGTCGTCGCCGGATCATGTCCCTGCATGGCGTCGTCGATCAGAACCGACAACAGGTCGGTGTCGGCCGGCGCCTGCGTCGAAATAACGATCGACAGCGGATCGGCCGCTGCGCCGGTCGCCAGTTCGAGCGCATCGTACAGTTCCGATCGGGGTCCGGTGACAGCGCCCAACTCGTCATGAATGCAGAACGCCGGGCTCAGCCCAAGTGCCGTGGTGGCGTCGGCAGAGAGCGCGCGATAGCTGGTCCCCAACTCGGTGCACACCAGCATCTTTGCGCTTTCCTTGATCGAGATCGCCGCGGCGAGGTCACGGTTCAAGCGCACCATCTTCGCCGCATAGCCGAACGTCAGCGCAGCCTGATCGCGGCTGGTCGCAGTCGAATAGAGTTGCGAGTTTGGCTTAGAGCGCGCCGACGGGCCGCACAGATGATTTAAGAGCAGGCACGCTGAAAGTACGGTTTTGGCGCACTTCCTTCCCATCGAGATAATTGCACGCCGGGTCCGACGGTTAGGGTTATCGTAAATCCTGACGATCTCGGCCCGCTGAAACGGCACCAATCGCAACGGCTGGCCGACAAAGCGGCCCTCGGGGATGAAGCAAAACTTTTCGATAAAGGCGGTCACGTCCGCCGCGGTGACCGGTGCATCCCTTCCGCGCTTAGGCACGTAGATCCCAGGGCTTACGCGCCGGTTGCTCGTCGGGCGCAGCGCGCGGCCTCAATTTGCTCTTCGGGGTTGCCCGCAGACAACCGAGCAGGTAGGCCGCAGCCTTGGCAGCCGCGCGGTGGTTTGATTCGAGTTGCAGCAATGCCTCGTCGTCAGGGGTTTCCGCCGCCCGCAAGGCCCGCATGCGCGCCTCGATCCGTTCGCTGATCGCGCACTGGATCACGGCCCGGCGCAGGATCTCGGCCGCAGGCGCGTCGATAAAGTGATCAGGGAGCGACGCGACGATCCCGCGCCAGATCCGCTGCTCGATGGCATCGAATCCGGAAGGCGGCGGCGGCCGCCCCGATCCCGGCAAAACGGGCACCACGTTCAACGATGCAACAGACTTCCGACCACGTTTAGACATCAGGGGCCTAATCCAACTGACTAATCGGCGCCTGCACACACGCAGCTCGCGGCGCCCGTTTTGCCGGGGGTCATGTCGGATCAGGCCAAGGCTGAGACTACGCGACTTGCCCACCGCCGCCAACCCGTGACTGTCATAGTCACATGCACGTGTCGACGCTACGCCACTAACAGAGTAAGCTTGACCCATGAGCAACGGTCTCCCGCTAACGTCAACGCGAGCACTCGACGACTGGCGCAGCGAAGCCGAGACCTTCCACAAGGCCGAGGAAGCCGAGCGCCGGCACCGTCGTCGCGTGGAGCAAAGAGGCGCGCCCGACTGGGAAACTTGGTTCCGCGTGCTGGACGACCGCATTTGCGCCGTGATCGATCGCTGGCTCGAGCTTAATCCGTTACAGGACGCACTCGACGCAGCACTCAGCGACGAAAGGTCTGACCGACGCGAAGAGACCAAGGCCGCCATCGCCGAGGCGAAGCACCTGCTCGAGACCAGGTTCGCAGCATTGGAGCAGCGCCTCGACTGGGAGACCGGCGATCGCTGGGACGACCGCATCACGGCCGCGCAGACACGCCTGCGCGCAGATCTGGTCGAAGCCGTCAGCAAGGCGGTTGCGACTCAAATCCGTGTGGAGCTGGTCCAGGAACTCGTGCAAGCTCGCGAGACGCAGCGTGCGCTGGAAACAAAGCTCACCGACCTCGAAGAGCGTCTCGAGCGCTATCAGGCGCGGTCGGGCAAGCTGCCGCTGGTGGGCAGTTGGCAGCCCGAGACCGTCACCTACGCGAACGATCTAGTTAGCTACGGTGGCGCGTTGTGGCAGGCAACGCGGGACACCGCGCACAAGCCCGGCGGCTCCGATTGGGTTTGCGTTGCGCGTGCTGGACGCGATGCGGTCTCATTCACGCTGCGCGGCGCCCTCAATGCGACGGCGCGCTATCGGAAGCACGATATCATCGAGCTCGACGGAAGTTCGTATGTTGCATGCCGAGACGATCCGGGCCTTCCCGGTCACGGCATTGACTGGCAGCTTTTAGCTGGTCGCGGCCGGCCCGGCATTCAGGGAATCGCCGGTCCTCGAGGTCATCGCGGCGATCGCGGCCCGAAGGCTGAGCCGCCTCCGACGATTGTGACCTGGAAGATCGATCGCGAGCGCTACCGCGCCATTCCGGTGCTGAGCAACAGCGAATTCGGCGCGCCGCTCGAGCTGCGCGAGTTGTTTGAAACGTATCACGCAGAAGCGAGTTACGGATAATGCCGAGTCCGCGTGCTTTGATCGCGCGCGTGCTGCGCCCCCTACTCCGGCGGCGGAAGGGCAGCCGCGATCAGGCCCGTTCAGTCTGCCGATCTCGGGCGGCTGGCTCCCGGCAGGCACGTCGTGGAATTTTTGGCAGCTTGGCCGTGATCCGATCAGCTACTCGCCGTCGGCAGTCGTCGAGCGCTGCATCGCGCTCTATGCAGAAACGATCGCCTCCCTGCCCGGCGCGCACTGGCGTCGGAGTGCCCGCGGCGGCCGCGCTCGCGTCACCAATTCGGCCCTGGCGCGCATCCTGCGCCGGCCGAACCACTATCAGTCACCATCCGACTTCGTGCTGAATGCGGTGCGCAGCCTGTATTTGGACGGCAACAGCTACGCACTTGCCCTGCGCAATGCGCGGTTCGAAATTGAGTCCTTGCATCTCATGAGCGCGCGCATGAGCGCGCCCCTCGTCGCCGAGACCGGCGATGTGTTCTTCCACTTAGGTGGTAATTCGGTCATCGACCGCATGCTGGCCGGCGAACCGCTACTCGTCCCGGCGCGCGATGTGCTGCACATCTGGCTGCACGCCGATCGGCGCTTCCCCTGGCCACTGGTCGGCGAGACGCCGCTGATCGCGGCGATGTCGGATATTGGCATCAGCAACGCCTTTACCGAGCAGCAGGTCAATTTCCTGCTGAACCAAGCGCGGCCGAGCGCGGTACTCTCTACCGATCTAGTGCTCGATGCACACCAAGTTCAGGCCCTACGCGATCGATGGAACGAGCAAGCCAAGGGCCTGCATCAAGGCGGCGTTCCGATCCTGACCTCCGGGCTCAAGGTGCAGCCCTGGGCGCAGCCGGCCGTGGCAAAAGACATGCAGCTGGCCGAGCTGATGAAACTATCCGCGGAGCGGATCTGCTACGCTTTTAGAGTTCCGCTGCAATTGCTCGGCCTCGGCGGCGCCCCGCTCGGCAGCACGGAAGCGATCATGCAGTTTTGGTTGAATACCGGTCTCGGCTTCACCCTCAACCACGTGGAACAGAGTTTCGATCGATTGTTTGATCTCAGGGGCGAACCGGACGAATACACCGAATTCGACACCGAGGCACTGTTGCGGTCCAACCAGAAGGACAGGATCGAGATGCTGGTCCGCGGCGTGCAGGGCGGGATCTACTCGCCCAACGAGGCACGCAACCAAGAGGGCTTGGACAGCGTTCCCTTCGGCGACGAGCCGCGCGTTCAGCAGCAAGTCGTTCCGCTGTCGGCCGCCGGCAGCATCCCCGCGGCACCGGCACCGCCACCCGCATCAGCGGTGGAGCTGCCAAGGATGAATGGAGGCGGTAATGGTTCAAGACCCGCAACGTCGCGCACTCGGTCTGTCACACGACCCAGCTAACGACACGATCGATGACGTGCGAAGGCTGCTCGAACTTGAACGGGGGCTCAATGCCAAATTGCAGAGTGAGAACGAGATCCTGTCACGAGATCTGTTGCAAGCTAAAGCCGAGCTGGCCGAGCGCGGCTTGACCGACGCGTTCGCAGCCGCGCCGAGCCCGTCAGCATTAAGGAACTAACGCGCAACGCCGCTCCGATCGTGCCGAATCCGCGATGCCGATCGTGCGATAGGTCTTGGCTAGATCGGTCGTCAGCTTGTGCGCCCCCCCTAATCCTGAATTAGATCGCGGTCTAATACGAAGCTGACCCTGGCTTTACCCGACGAGCCGGGTTCAGCTCGACATGAGAGCGTATCCGGACACCGTGGATACCGATAACACGAACTCGGACATATCAATTGAGTCGCGACGGCTCGGGCTTGCCTTCATCAAAATGTGGCGAGTTAAATAGCAAGGCGAGTTGCATCGTTTGGAATTTGTCGCGCAGGCTAGCGACTTCGTCGTTGTGGCGCGCTGCCATGACACGCAAATCAGCGCGGCACTCGGTCAGGGCGCGTTTGTAGCCCGTAAGATACCCAGCCTGGAGTAGCACACGCCGCTTTGTGGACTTCCGAAAAACAAGTCGGGTCATATCACTGCCTCGCTAAGACCAGGGCCGGGAGCATTCGGATCACCGGCAAGTCTGCACCCGCGCCGGAAACGCCTGCACGAGCGAGCCCATGGTGATGCGCATCGGGAGTACCGGCGGTGCAACGTTGAGCATTCGCTCGCGGTATTCCAATCGCAGCCACGGCATCGCTTCAACCGGCACATCAAATTCCGGCAGCATGAAGTGATCGCGCCCGGGCACCGTGATCAACACGTGATACCGATCGCGGATCCGCTCCCCGATTGGCCAGTGACCCCGGCGCACCGGCGCCATCACCGCCGGCAACACGCCCCGACCGCGCGCGGCGGTATTTGAAGGCGCACCTACCTGATTTCACCGGGATCCTGAGAAAATGCGCGCAGCCGATAAGCCACATTTTGGAAATTCGGCCATTTTAGCCCGACGCGACGGCCGCCGCGCTCCGCAAATGCCGCACGCGCGGAAATTTTCACCCTCCCGCCCCCCAAAGGCGATTGAGAGTTGCGCGATCGCACGCGCCGACGTTCGCGCAGACCGGGTTCCGTAACGCCCTGGTCCGGCCCCGCGCTCCCTAAAAGTGCAACGCAGTATGGGGGAGGGGGAACGATCTCCCGCAGCATTGGCCCCTTGGCCAAGGTGTTCGGCAATCACCAATGCAGGTACCGACGGTGGTGGGGGTTCTGCGCTGGCATGTGGAACCCGTCCCTGCGACGTGCGACGACCCTTGTCGCTGAGCGGACCGTCACATTTGGAAATGACGCCCAACTCTTTTTGCGCGCGTTTCAGCGTTGCCGGGCTGATCCCGTTT